CCGCATCAATCTCATTCTCACCTTCTTCGCCATGTTGTGAACCTATGAAAACGAGAACATTATCATCGCGTCTTACAAATTTTCCCACATTGATGTGGTCTAATTTATAGTTTTCTCCAATAATTAATTGATGATGTTTTACCATATATATTGATACGCCTATAGTTATTTGATGAAAATATATATAGAAAATTACTTCGTAATGAATAAATAGTGGCAATGATGATGAATGACAAAGAACGATTAGATCTAAAGCGTTTGATCGATGAAACACAATGTGAAAACAACACTGAAAATATTCGTAAATTGAAACATAGTGTTTTGATACGCAATGATATACGAACCTTGGAAAATTTAAAGGTGAGCGATGCTGATCTACGCAAAAAATTCCCTGAGAAATTTAGAGAGATATCTCAACAACGGTGTCGATTTCTCTTTGCGAATTATACGGACATATTCAATAAAGTATTGAATGATGAACTCGACCTCACGATTATGACTAAATTATTAACCGTGCTCAAAATGATAGAGGACGGCAACGTTGATCAACATGAGGGTTCGGTTATGGTTGGAAAAATATTAAAAGAATTGTATATTGATAGTGCAATCAAACATGCCGATCATCTCGATGAAAAATACGAAGAAGAGGCGGCAAAAACGGCACCCGTGGATGGTAAAAAAGTGTCCTGGCTTGAATATAAACGGATGAATGAAAAATAATAAATTAAAACCAAATAAAAGAATAACGCTCTAAAATATATTCAAATGAACGCTTATATTTGTAAACTTTATTCTGAGTTGAAGAATAACTATCCTAGCACTTCCCATAATTTTTGCATCCTTAAACTGGCAATTTACGATAATGTTTTGAGAAACGAATATGATAAGAAGGTAGATGCCCATAATAAGATGGTAACGACGAATCTATTTGCGGATTCCGGGTTCGATCTCTTTGTTCCGAAAACCACGAATTTTTCCAGCGAAGGGGATTCGGTTTTTATCGACATGGGCGTCAAGGCGGAAATGGTTTATTGTGACGTGAGCAAGGACGACCTTAGCACTTGTGCGTTTACGGTTCATCCTCGTTCAAGCATTTCTAAGACGCCGCTTATGCTTGCCAACCACACTGGAATTATAGATTCTGGTTATCGTGGTTCATTGATTGGCGCTTTCCGTTGTGTTAAGTTGCCTCAAACAGGTGTATATACAGTAGATCAGAACACCCGGTTGGTTCAGATATGCCACCCCACGCTTTGTCCGATTTATGTCATTATTGTAAATGAAAATGATTTGTCTACTACTGAAAGAAACGATGGTGGTTTTGGGTCGACTGGAGTTTAATGTCGTGAGATCATTATTTATTTATTATATAAAATAACCGTATTTTATATAATCTATGTTAAGTAACTATGTCCATACATTCGATAATTACGGACACATATATAAAGGATCGCATTATGATAAACAAAAATATAAAAAAAAAACGAAGGTTATCGTATTTGATTTAGATGAAACGTTGGGTTCGTTCATGGAACTACATATATTGTGGAAAGCCATACATAGTTTACCCAAATCTCAGTCTATTGAATTTAATAAATTGCTCGATCTCTATCCTGAATTTTTAAGATACGGGATTCTCCCTATACTCGATTATGTATATCAAAAAAAAATGTTGGGAGAATGTTACAAAATGTATATCTATACCAATAATCAATGTTCTTTGGAATGGACCGACTTAATTACTAAGTATTTTGAGCATGCATTAAAGACCACCTCCCCCATTTTCGATAAAACTATATACGCTTTTAAAATAAATAACAAACACATTGAGTTGTCTAGATCTACACATGAGAAAACGCATTCTGATTTTATAAAATGTACTCTTCTACCTAAGACGACCGAAATATGCTTTATTGATAATACGAGTTTCGATCTTATGAAGAACGAGAGAATATATTATATTCAACCGCGATCTTATTACCATAACCTTTCGATTGAAGAAATTATAGATCGGTTTCTTAAATCGAAGTTATTTGATAATGTCTCCGAAAAGAACGTGGAAGAATTTCTCTATGCATTCTTTTATAAATCGGGCATATTTAATAGGAATAAACAACTATTAAGCGCAGAAGAAACCAATCTGTTTGTCGCTCAAAAAATTATGTATCATATCAAGGAGTTCTTTTTTTTCACGAATAAAAAAAAACAAACGAAGAAGGTGCGGTCTCATAGTGGTAAAAAAACAAGAAAGCGCAAGATATAGGGTTAGTCCGTTTTTTTGGCCCCCGAAATCAACCAAGAACTGGACTGGATTTTATCACCAAATCCATCACATAATTCGATCCCTAATTCTCTGCATATTTCCGCTTCAGGAATACTATTATTATTTTGGTCACCGCCATTACAGAAATAGGTGGGTCTGGGAGAAACGGTGGCCAATGTCTGGCGCACAGTTCTATCTACGTCCACGGATTTTACCACATAATCCACGCATTTTAATTCCTGTATAATTTTTATGCGTTCATCCACAGGCATAAACGATTTTCCCTTTTTTAGTTTGGCCTGGTCATCGTTATTTACGATCACCATTAACTTATCCGCCTTGGTCTTGGAGAGTTTAAAATACTCTATGTGGCCAATGTGTATTGGGTCAAAATACCCACTGACGCATGCAATTGACATTATATATAACTAAATATATATAATATCGTCGTTATTTACGAATAGTGTGCTCAAAATAATTATATACATCTGATTTTAATTTGGTCAATACTTTATTATATTCAACCAAAAGCACACACAAATTGTCTATTGTTTCATGCGTTAGATACTCTTTGGCCGATTTCTGTATTCTTTCAGAAACTTGCGACAATTCATCACAATACATATATCGCGCAGTTCCCTTAATCTTATGTGCTGCGGCATATATACTTTTTAAGTCATTATTTAGTATCCCATTTTTCATATCGGCATATAAAGTTTCTGCCTCAAATATTAAGTCAGTTGTTATCTCCGATAAAAACTCAGTATCACATTGTGTCGTATCATTTAGTTCTGACCAATTAATGCTCATGCTCTATTATATAATGCCCTTATTTTTATATATGTTCATATGCCATCAATATTAATTGTTCCTCCACAGATAATTTTTGAAACGTGGGCGAATTGTCAAACTTATATTGAATAAACCGATTCTGTGCATTCTTACATAAAACGTGCACGCCATTATCTAAAAATTTGATATCCATTACAATTCCGCCGTTGGTTAATTTTCGATTTGATATCCATCTCACATGCTTCCCTTTATGCAATTCGTGTATTTCGTCGACATGTCGATAACCAACAAGTTTTTTGCATATATCCCCTTTTTCTATTATTGATAAATCCATTGAATTTACCATTTCAAAAATTGTGTTTGTTACGTCCGCCATCGTTTTGTTCTCTAAATAGTCGTTTTTATCATTTTCGATTGACTCTAATAGCGCATCAATATCTAATGTAGAAAATAGGCTCGGATCGCGCTTTGCGTTTTCTAATATTTCGTTTATGTTTATATCTTCCATGCTATAATAACGGTGCAGGTTTTCATATAACTTTACCAAAATATTGTTTGAATAATTCAATAAACCCTAAATTCATCAATAAAAATGTAGCGCTTCCAAATATAAGAACAGGGTCGTACCGTTTTAATTCATGTTTTCGGAAAGGATGAAAACGAAACATTAAAAACATACATATGAATGTCTGGATACCGATGTTTAAAACGCTTAAATATTGAGCATCTGTTAAAGCAATACCAAAAAACGCAAAAATATATAATAAATGAATTCCTGTTAATGCATATACGTAATAGGGTCCTGTATAATCAAAAAAAGTGTCTAATGTATTGTCTAGTTGGGTTATAATATTTGTCATGTCTATTATATTGTAACTATATATTTGTGGGAACTATATAGATAGATTTTTCATTTTATGCTAGGAATGGAACACAAAATAGCGAATAAATACACGATAGAAAAAAAAATAGGTGAGGGGAAATTCGGTAATGTGTATAAAGGCTTTCGCTTAAAAAAGGGAGACCCAGTTGCTATAAAAATGGAAGAAACTGCATCTGTTTTTAAAGTATTAAAACGCGAAACATCTATTTTAAAATACTTATACGATCATGGTTGTAGAAACATTCCGCTCGTTTTTTGGTTTGGGCCATATATAGACAAGACGTGTTTGATAATGTCTTATTACGACTCTAGTTTACACACAATTGCAATAAATAAACCGCTTTCTATTGATAAAATAAACGTTATTATGTTAAAATGCATATCTATTCTTCAATCTATTCATAAGTTGCTTGTTTTGCATAGAGACATTAAACCGCATAATATTATGTTTCGCGAGGGAGAATTATACCTTATCGATTTTGGATTAGCCACGTTTTGCGTCGATGATTCTGGAGATCATTTGCCCAACGTTATTGGTGCAGATTCGTTGATTGGTTCTCCAAATTATATAAGTCATCATGTAGAATCAGGCGAAACGCCAGCCAGGCGCGACGATTTGATATCGTTAGGATATATATTTATATTTTTGCATGATAAACGGTTACCATGGGAAAATTCAAATATAGACATAGAAATGATGGAAAGGCGTCGAGAAAGAACGGATAAAAAACAATGGCCTAACTTGGAAGATATATGTAATAAAATAAGTGCAAATCTATTTGATTACATGAAATATTGTTATCATTTGAAATATGACGATGCTCCCAATTACGATGCGCTTGCCTATCCTTTTTTTACGCCGGATCGTTAATGATCGGGCCAGTGTTCTTGTATACATTATTTATTAAATAGGCATCAAACATGTTCGAATATAAACTGACCGCCAATGAAATAAAAAGGATGAATATTAATAATATTGTGGATATTGTTTTTCTGCTTAATTCTAAACCTTTCATAGATTATATATTATTGTTATAATTTATTTTTGATAAAACTATATAAAAGCATGGGGACGTATTATCGTATACTTGGAACAGAATGACTTCTACACAAGAAACAACTACGGACGTACAATCTTCGAGAATGCTTGGACAGGTAAAGTGGTTCAACAATAAGGCCGGTTATGGGTTTATCACTGCGTCGGAGGGTGAGCACACTGGAAAGGATATTTTTATTCACTACTCTACGATTCGCGTCACCAACTCTCAATACAAGTACTTGGTGCAAGGCGAGTACGTCGAGTTCACGCTCATCAAGTCCAATACGGATCAACATGAGTACCAGGCAAGTGAGGTGTCTGGCATCAAGGGTGGTTCTTTGATGTGCGAGGCGCGTCGTACGACCAGACCCGGTGGTGAGGAGGGTTCTGCCCCTAACCCCGCTCCTGTCCGTCGTCCCCGTGTTCGCCGTGACACCAAGCCCGCCGATTCCTCTGCTCCTTCTTCAAGTGCCCAGGATGGCGAGTTTACCACGGTGCGCCGCCGCCGCCCCCAAGGCAAGAAGCCTGCCAATAAGGCCCCCGTCGAGTCCGCTTAGATTTTAATTTTAAAATTATAAAAATAAATAATTAACGTTATTTATTTTTTATTACATTGTGAGTTTCTTAGACTTTTCTAAGGCCACTTCTTTCAGTACATTCCTTATGATTTTATCCTCCTGCTTTTCTTGGTCATCGCGACTTTCCGGCCCAAGGGAACTAAGAGATATACGAATGAACTCCTGATTTTCCTCCGTATCCAGATACTTATATTCTGGATTTTCTGCTTGCCAAACAGGTAACATATTTAAATTCTTTCGTGCAATCTTTTTTAGCACATTGCGGAGTTTTGTCTTCTCTGCATTCTCTTTCTCCCAACTATCCTGATCTTTTATATACACTGTTTCGCGTTTAATATCCGTGCAATGCAACGGTCTCATATTTACATCGAGTTGTTTTAATGCCTTTACAAATATCCTGGTTATACCTTCTGTAAATCCTAGTTTTCCCGTCTCTTCTAGATCTTTTACAGTTAGTTTTAACGATTCTATGAATTCTGCGAGATTCAAAGCATCTTTGCAGTCCTCGTTTAAGAACACATTCAAATTAAATTGATTATTCATCGTATTATTGTTGGTGGTATTATTCGTTGTATTGTTTATCACCTTGGTTTGCTTGGAGATCTCTACCAACTGCTTTTGTAACTCTTTGTTCTGTTCTATCAAGTTAAAAATCATTTCGTTGGTTATTGACGCATTTTGCTGCATAACTGGTTTAATGGGCTCTACATCATTTTCGTTGATGCTGTCGTCTACCACATCGTCAATTAATGGATGATTAATAAATATTTCGCACTTCTTCTTATGAGTGAAAAGACTCTGTCGATGTTTATAAAATTTACCGCATAAACAAGTATTTGCGCGCCCTTTTTGTAAGTATTCGTCCGAATTTCGGTGTTTACGAGTGAGGCAGTGTCTGTCCCAATCACTATGTTTGCTGCATATGAACTCACAATTTTTACAGTAAAATTTCGGCGTTTTTTCTGCATTGCCGGCGTCAGTCATGCCTGTCAGTATAAAATACTGACAGAAATTACGCCTAAATAGTTTTACGTTAAATACTTATTTTTTTATGCAGCGACATTTTGCATCATTTTTTTGGTATTTACTGCATTATGCTGTAAAAACACGACCTTAAGTGTTTTTCAAACATTTACCTCGCCTTTTTGAAAAATGGACATTTTTAAAATGTCCAAAAATAAAAAGTGACCCCGTTTCTTTTTCAAAATGTTTAAGGTTTTACAGAATATGCGTAAAATTATTTAATTATATTGTTCCCAATTAAAATAGCGGCATATGGTAGATGAAATTCGTAAAATTAGAGGATTTTTTGAAGTTATTCAGGAACAAATCGATAACTTTAAAGGAGTTTTTGAAAGTAGCCACCGTGAAAATCGGGAGTAAGACAAAGCCGCTTAGCGAATATATGGAAGATAAAAAGATTAAGATGGAGGACATTGAATTGCTGTTTGAGAACATAGTAAATAGGGATGAATACTTAACCCGGTTTTTTAATATGTCTCTTCGCATTGATCCCCAACGAATGCATTTTACGGATGTTCAACCTATGAAAAATAAGCATATGAATAATAATGAGGAATCCCTTTATAAGAACTTGATTCGCAACATTCATATGATGGATATTTTACAGAATACAAAGTCGGGCATTGAGAACATTCCCACTTTTTTAGATATGTTGTTTGATTTATATCTTCGCCAGATCATCGATTATAAGATATTGACGCCAAGTTCTCTATTTTATATGAAAAAACGTAGATTGGGGAGTGTGTTCTCCTCTTATTATTTTAGGGCATCCATCATGAACCCCTATTTGGTTTTTTCTTTGAATGAGTCTGTTTTGAAAGGCACGCGAATATTTACTCCGACGCTGGGTTGGTCTTCTTATTGTTATGGATTTTTAGAGTCACCCAGTGTTATAGAATATGTGGGAACAGATGTCATTCCTAGCGTGTGTAAAAAAACACAGGAATTAGGGAATGCTTATTCACAAAAGGCGGCCGTGGATATTTACTGTAAACCATCCGAAGATCTCTAT